TCCTTTTACATATGTATCAGGTATGAATGGCGGTGAAATGGGGTCAATTTTCGGCGAAATGGTTAGTCGAGGCATGCATATCACTTGTGTTGACATGAATCGATGCGATGGTCACATGAACTCCGAGGCATTGTTGGCCTGGGCTGACCACATAGTTCGCATGGGAGTTCATGAAGATGTGGCTGAATACGCCCGCGTAAATGCCAAGCGAGTTATTGGCACGTTCAATGGTAAAGTCCTGGAACATGGAAAGAAAGTCACTAGGAAGATCTGGAGAGGTGAGACCAGAGGTGGTATGCCATCTGGCATTAGTTATACGTCAATAGCTACCTCAGAGATACTAATGGCCATATTTGCATTGTACATGCAAATCCATGTATATCTTGATCGTCAAGGGGATGATGCCATACGAATCGTGAAGAATATGTTGGAAGATGATACCGTTTTCTTGTCTGTTGCAGGCACGGCTCACACGCAGTCAGGCATGTTCGATATGGAATTTGATGACGACCTCAATGGCACAGATGTTGGCGACATGATTGAGTTTCGTCGTCAAGAGAATGTCAAAATCATGTTCGAACAGATGAGTCGGCTGATGCAACTCGGTGATGATTCCACCATAGGTACTATGACTCCTGTTTACGCGGAAGTGCTGAAGAGACTCTATGAACTTTGTGGTCATAGCGCAGATGTGACTTGTCATGGGCAAGAATATGATGCTGTAGATTTTTGCTCATCATACTTTTGGCAGGTTTCACCTGGCCGTTACGTTCTCGGTCCGAAGATTGCAAGGGCTATAACACGTAGTTTTCTGAGCCCAAAGGCTGAATACTTACATCGTGAAATGAAGAAGAAGAATGGAAGCGCTGAGATTAATGAAGCGGAGTTGTCGGCCAATACTAGCGATGCTGTTGTTGAGGAATATATCTATACAGTGGCATTTGGTTTCCGACATTTTCAATTCCTTCCTGTGTTCGGCAATATACTGGCCCAGATTCTATTAAGGGGAGAAAGAAAATTTGGCACTGTTAAAGCTAAACAGTATTTATTCGCTGACAATCCTTATCGCGTTACTCTCGAATCGAAGATTGATGGAATTGATTTCAATCTCTTGGAGGCACAGTTTGCATCTATTTATGGCATGCCTAGTAAAGTTTTCGATGATCTTTTAGATATAGATTGGAATGTCCCTGGACAATTTTTGACTCTAGGGGAAAACTTTGACTGGATGGCCAAGATAGACGGTTTTGCCTCAACTGAGAGCGATAAGGGTAGTTGGGTTAAATACTACAACGGTGCTACTTTGACCTTCCGAACGCCCGGCGTCTTTAGGAGACGAGGTATTATTGCGAGTATGAAGAACGTCATGACTAACGCATCTGACATGGCTTATAATGTTGCGA